CAACAAAACAGCAAATCAGAATAAGCAAGGAGAAATAAAACATGCCGGATGACGTAATACTAAATGATGGTAGTAGTGGTCAAATTACAGACCCAGATGTCGATCCAGTTGTCGATCCTAACGTTGAGGTGGACCCAAACAAAGTGGTGGTTGACCCAGTCAATTTCATTGACTCAATCCCAGAGGCAGAAAGAGCACACTTCAAAGAATTCGACGGAAAAGGAGTCGATGACTTTGTAAAACATTACAAGACCCTTAAGGATGGTCAGGTTGTTATTCCTGAAGCTTACGAGCCAGTTGATACCGTAGAGATCAAGAACCAAGGTAACTATGACCAACTGACAACGTTCTGCAAGAATGAACTCGGCTTGACACAAGCGCAGTTCGCAAAGCTCTTGCCTGCAATGGTTCAGAGAGATCAATCAGTATTGAACGAATTTCAGAAGTCTGTAACCAGCTTCAATGATGCAGAGTTCGGTAAGCTGTTAGAGGAACAGGAAACCGCAGCTAAGGACTCTTTGACAAGGGAGTGGGGCGGTGAGTACGGAACTAAGGTGGCGAAGGCCAGTGGCCTCGTTGCCGCACTTGCAGACGATGACTTCGTGGAGTATCTTACAGAAACGGGCCTTGGAAACGACCCCAGGATGCTCAAGGCATTCTATAAGCTGTCAACCTATATTTCAGAGGATAGTTTCATTGAGGGAAAGGTTGACGATAACGACGTGAGACGTGACCCACAAACGGGTGCTCCCATGTTAAAATTTAAAAAGATGAACTAAAGGAGTTTAAACAACTATGGCAACATTGACTACTAACACCCAGCTAACGCTTATTGAGCTGGCAAAGCGTCTTGACCCCAAAGGAAACGCCGCAGTAATCGCTGAAGTGTTGAATGAGACTAACGAGGTAATGACCGACGCCCCGTGGTCTGAAGCAAACAACGTATTCAGTCATAAGACGACCAGACGACTCTCGCTTCCTTCCGGTTCCTGGCGTAAGCTTAACGCCGGTGTAGCGTCTGAAATCTCTACGACTATCGAAGTGACCGAGACAATCGGAATGCTCGAAAGTTATGCAGAGAACGACAAAATGATTATCGATGCTTACCCCGACAAAGAAGCCGGACGTATGCAGGAAGTAAAACCGTTTATTGAAGGACTCGGTCAGGAACTTGCACAGACCATGATCTACGGTTCGACTGTTACTTCCCCGGAAGAGTTCGACGGACTGGCAACTCGTATGGGTAGCCTCGATGCTGACGGACAGGTAATCGGACAGGGTGGAACTGGCTCTGACACGACCTCCATTTATATCGTACAGTGGGGCTTGGATAAGGTCCACATGATTTATCCGAAGGGTTCTAAGAATATCGGTATAGACCACAAAGACCTTGGAGAGAAAACCAAGATCGACTCTAACGGTAAAATGTGGCAGGTATACAGGGACCACTTTAAGTTCAGTGGTGGAATGGTATGTCGTAACCCGCGTAACATGGCCCGTCTTGCGAACATTGAGACTGCCGGGACTTCCAATATCTTCGACGAAGATAATCTCATCATCCTTCTAAACCGTATGCCTCAGCGTGGTAAGGGTGCAAAGCTTTACTGCAATCAGACCGTTATCACTCAAATGGAAATCAAGCTGAAAGACAAGACCAACGTGAACTGGGCACCCGCTAAGGGTGAAGGCCTCGCTGGTGAGCCTGTTATGTATTTCCGTGGCTGTCCTATCAGACTGGTCGAGCAAATCCTCGACACTGAGAAAGCAATCGCCTAACAATAGCTGGGGGTTTATCCCCCAGTCTATTCAACAATCTTAACACAAACAAATTCAAATAGGAGTTACAAATGATCTTAGATGCAAAATTGATGTTCTCTGAGGGACAGGCCTTAACTGCGCTTGCCAGCATTCAGAAAGCAACCAACATTATCGACCTTGGAAGCGTAGCTGGTAAAGATGCTTTCGGTAATACCGAGATGCAGTCCTTCCCGAAAGAACTCACATGGTTCGTGAACCTCGAAGTGGCCATGGTTGGGGCTGCCGCTATTCTGACCGCAAAGATCGTAACTGGTTCTGCTGTTGATTCAAGCGCCATAACCGGCTCGGTTCAAATGGCTGAGCTTGAATTTCCGGCCCTTTCTGCGGCTGGTGTCAAGAAAGCCATGAAGCTCGATTATGCGAAGCTTGGACGGTACCTGCACGTTGAATATTACGGTGCCCCTTCTGCCATTACCAGTGTCACAATTAACTCTGGCCTGATCCACGGGTACAACGACTCGGAGATCAAGGATAAGTTCCAGGGATAAGCAAGTAATATAAACAAGGGGGAGGGCTTGCATAGTCTCCCCACTTAACAAACAGGAGATGCAATGAGTAAAATTAAAAGTAAGGGTAAAGAGGCACCGTATAAGGCGAGCTTTATTGAACAGATCAAAGCATTCGACCTGCTCGAACCATTGAGCGGAGAGATAGGAACGAGATTCAGGATACCACCTGAGACAGGTAAGCTTGAAGAGGTTGATGTTTTTAAGTCGATGACGTGGGATGGGATATGGATTTATACTAATCCAGATAAAGACAGAATGTGCACACTCTATCAGGCGTGTCACGACAATATGAAATACATACCGCCACGCTGCCTTGAATGTTGGAAGGTTGTAGTTAGGCCAATAAATCTGCTTCAGTTATTCATGCTGTATGATCTTCAACTGAAAATGATTGAGGAAGACCCCGACTGCTGGTGTAAGTGCGGAGTCGAGATTCGTGAGTATGTTCATGCGAATTATGGCGGGTACTTCTATAACAACTCGAAGGAAGATGGCCTGGTAAAATACAAACTCGTAAGGAAACTTGTTGACGAACAAATCAGCTCCGACGTTAAGGTGATCCTCAAACGTGGCTGCACAGAGTTCGAGATAAACCAAGGGCCTTCAGACAAGTGGGACGAGAAGTTCGCAGGGAACAAACAGGCTCAGGCATGGGAAGGCTTAATCGCCGAACACGTTGTGGTGACTAACGGAGGATACAAACAATCAGACCTTGTCAAAAAACATATCATGAGCAAGTGGATTGACTTCGCGTGGGACAGGGGTGATCCGACTGTCATTGGATTGAACGACGGTAAACCGCTTTTCCCGCCCCCGGTAACGTATCATCAAACAATCAAAGAAGGAGTAAAGACGAATGGCAAAAAATCAAAATAACACGGACACATTTATTAAGCCCAAAAACACAGATCAGGACATACCGGAGACCAACGAAAAGATACCTCAAGAATGGGTATGCGTAAGCGACTGTTACTGCTCAGACAACGGTGACCCAATAAGGGCAAGGCTGTGGAAGTCGGGCGATATATGCTGGAATGTAAAGAGACCGTCAAAGCACTTCACGACCCGCGAAGAGTATAACAAGGGCGGTGATGGAAGAGCTAAGTATTTTCAACTATACATGCAGTATGGTGGAATCATGACGGATCAGATACGAGCAATGCCAGCGGCAATTCTGAAGATTGTCGTGAACCAACAGAAGCGCGACTATATGAGAAAACAAGCGCAATCGAGCTGACCAATATAAGGGGGCTTGCCTCCGGGTAAGTCTCCTTTAACTTTTTACACCATACGAGGATGAACAACATGGCATCTACTGATATTGAAATAGCGAACCTGGCTTTTATACGGCTCGGCGCAAACACAATCACATCAATGACTGACGGTAGCCGTAACGCAACGACTATCAACACTATATACGGAATGATACGTGACGAAGTCCTCCGGTCTTTCGACTGGGGCTTCGCTAAGAAGAGAGCTTATCTTGATGAGAAGACCCCTAATACTTTGGCAATAACTGGCGTTACAGGGGCCAACCCTGGCGTTGTTACATATACAGGAACAGACCCGGAAGACGGTGACAAGTACGAGATCAACGATGTCGTAGGCATGACTGAATTGAACACCAATCAGTATGTCATTGATAACGTGAGCACTGTCCTAAAGACATTCAAGCTATTAGATACAGACACATCTGGCTTCACAGCTTACGGAAGTGCTGGCTCTGCTGAAAGAGTCCTACCTATAACAGACAACTGGGCCTATTGTTATGACAAACCTTCAGACTGCCTGGCTGTCAGGAATGTGAACGATGATCCAGACATAAAGTTTGAAATGACAGACGACGGTATCCTATGTAATGAACAGGATATCTTCATAACA